CTTAAACGTAATCATTTAATCTTCCTTCCAAGATTTCCGCCTTTAAACCATACCGCTTCCTTTGTAACAACTTCCCTTGTATAAATTTCTAAATCCATAGAACTATCCCATACTTTTACTGGCGGCATACCAGACATATTTTTTATATCTGCAATAACTTGATCATCCACTTCTGCTGATTTTATAATATGAACCGTTTTAACCTTAATATTATTGACTATTTGTTCATCCCATGAATTATCTGTCATTCTTTTTGATTTTGCATAACCATAAAATATATTACCCATCACTTCTTTATTCTTTTTAAGAATTTTCTCTACTCCATCAAAATAGTCTTTTATTACTAACCTTAATCTCTCACCCCCACCTTCTCTACCAGCTTTTAAATGACTTTTCATCATTATCCAAAGTTCATATTCATGTTCTCTTTGGACTTTACTTCTCCCCAATATCGGAGTAAGATGTTTTTTAACAAGATTCTTTATCAAAGTATTAAGATCTTTTTCTACTTTATTGAATTTAGGCCCTGTTCCACCCAAGTATGCATTTGCAAACCAAGACATTTCAACCCACCTTCTACCTGTTTTATCCACTATACTCCATATATCATCTCTAGCAGATATAAGTACATCAGCATCCATTTCTGCTACAACATGAACATCGCCCGATGTTGCTACACCAGTTTCCATATAACGAGACATCATTGAGAAAAATGCTGAGATGGTTTTCTTTCCCCCTTCAAGTTTTCCTAATCTTTCAAGTCCTGCTAAATCAGTTGTATGAAATACCGTTGCACGAATTGTATCTGGCCATATTCTTTTGAACATAGATGTAGAGATAGGAATCTTTAAAGAAGAAGAATTCACAGAATGAGTATCAAACACATATTCTGATGTACTTCGTTGAGCAAATTCTTTTAGATATTGTTTAAAGGATTTCATGAATTCTTTGTCCTAGCAATATAATCTATTAAATCTCCATTACCATTAGGATATAGTTCAAATGGAAACCCTTCTATATCATCGTCTTCTTGCCAGTCTTCTCCAAACTCTTCAGTCACATGAATTTTCTTAATCTTGAAATTATTAACTACTATTTCATCCCACATTGCTTTCTCTCCACTATCTGGATCTGGCACAAGTTCTTTATCAAATGCATAATCGGTAAATACAGATTTCAATGGTTTGGAATATTTCTTCATAATCTTTTCCATACCATCAATGTAATCTTTAATAATTATTGATTTTTCTTTTCCACCAGTAGATTTACCAAGATAAGACCATCCTCTGTTAAGTTCTCTAGTAGTCAACCCTTTCTTGTATGGCCCCAATCCATTTTTAACCAGAATTTCTACTAATAATTTTTCCAAATCCTTTTCTATTCCCTTGAGTTTACTGCCACCACCCAGGCCAGGATCACTAGCAGTAGATGGATTCATAAGTGAACTAAAAGTTATCCATCTTCTTCCTGTTTTATCTGGTTGACTTGAAACATCATCTGGTGCCGCTGCAAGAACATCACCTTCTAACTCTACAACATAACCACCATCTGTTTTAATTCCACCTTGAAGTATATAATCTTCTATATTATAAAATGCAGAAATTGATTTTTTCTTTCCTTGCATTTTTTTCAATTTTCCAACACCATCCAAATCAGTTAAATGGAACACTCTTGAACGAACTGACTCCGGCCATATCCTTTTGAATATTGCTGGAGACAACGGAATCTTCAAATCTTTAAGACCTTCTCTTGGCAAATCGAATAACATGGTAGATAAACTTTCAGTCCATGCTGGTGGCCCTTCTTTAAGATATTGTTTAAAAGATTTCATCCCTTGCTTCTTCTTAATACTCTTACTTCTGCATCAGCAACTTGACTGATATATGTTGATAATTCTTTAGTAGATTTCCAATGTTTGTGTGGAATTTTACCCAAGTTTGGAATTATGTCTGTTTTTACCCAATCTCCTGATCTCCTTGCCGTATTATAGGTATGAACCTTCTCAATTTTAATTTTATCTACTACCTGTTCATCCCACGCATTCCATTCTGATAGTTCTGAATCTCCTCCTACCATACGACCAGAAGCATGTTTAACTGCTATCGTTCCTCTTCTGACATAATATCCATGTACCGCACCTTGAATTTCTTTTTTGTGTTTCTTGAGAATTGCATTTACACCATCAATATAATCTGCAATTATCAAAGACAACTTCTTACCTGCTTTGTCTTTTGCAAAATTTGTTTGCAAGTCTGATTGCAATTTCCACCAAACACCTAGTCCTATCTCTGGTGATGTTTTTAAGTATTCTTTATTTCTTGGATCATGTTTTACTGCAAGGTCTATTACCATCTTTTCAAATTCTTTGTGCATCTTCTCTTTTGGGTCTATATTATATAATTCAACCCATCGCCTACCTGTCTTGTCTGGTTGACTCATTATATCACTTTTACTTGACACAATTATATTTGCATCCAATTCTGCAACAACTCCCCCTTCAGTTTTTATTCCCGAATCTATATAATCAGCACTCATATTAAAAAAAGCAGAGATTGATTTTTTCTTATTCTGTAATTTCTTTAACTTCTCCAAACCAATACCACTTGTAACATGAAACACCGTTGCTCTTGGTAACTGCACTTGGAAAATCCATTCCATTGTCTTAGATGTAAATGGAATTTTCATATTGGACATTTGCCCAAAATCAAATATCATCTTGGAAGCACTTAGTTCCCAAGCAACTCCTTCTTTCAGATATTGTTTAAACGTTTTCATTAGACCACTCAAATGCTTTTCCTGTTTTGGTCTTAATCCATTTTCCTCTATGCATCACTTTTGCTGGAATTTGAAGTTCTAATCCAAAATGTTCTTTTGGTGCAAGAACTTTAGCATGATAGATTCTTTTTTTATTATCTACACCAGAAACTTCTACCTCGATCTTTACACGTTTTCCTTTAATCCCTACTTCGCCCGTCATAAACTTACCGACAGCTTCATCAACATATTGTTTAAACGTTTTCATGCTAAACCAAATTTTTGTGCAAGTTTATATGTTAAATCGGCGTGTCTTTTATTATGTCCCAAATCCCCTTTGGTAATTGCTAAAATTGCATGGGCAAACTCATGAACTACTGCATAGTCAGGTTCAAATGAACTCATTCCCGAATCATCAATAACCATCTTATCAACAAAAATGACTTTACCACCTTTTAATTTTGATGTTTCTAAATATCCACTCCCTTTACCTTTTAAGTTTTTAAACACCAATGAAAACTTTGGCAATTTAGGATACATTCCTTGTAATGAGGTAAAAACTTTTTTCGCATCACGAACTTCTTCACTATCTGCTTCTGTTAGATATTGTTTAAATGTTTTCATCTTATGCACCACTTATTTCTCCACGAGCAGCAATGTCCACCTTGTCTTGACTCTTTGCCCACTTCTGAGCCTGTGCTTTGTTCTTAAATCCACTGGAAACTGGCATCCATTTGTTGCTCCCCACATGACCCATTGCATACCATTTCTTGTCGCTCGGGTTCTTGGAAACAATATACTTGGAATTTACTTCTTTTAGATATTCTTTGAATGTCAATAGAGATTCTTCTGATTGAATTGCTTTCAATCCCATTCCTTTACGAACATCATTCATCATATTCTTTGTATTCTTGGCACCAAATCCTCTTGGAACTCCTCCCTTAAAAGATTTTAGATCTCCATCTACCGCTGCGGCCCTCATCTTAGATGCAGACATTCCTGAAACACCTTCTGCATCTGGATCACGTTCTCCTGCACTAACTACTTCAATTTCCTTAAAACTATAAGATGCTCCCTTGAGAGGCGCATCATCACCAGTTGCACCATTGAACTTATCTAATTCGGTTTGAAACTCTCTAACTCTATCACTCCCAACAACCATGATCAATCTATCATAATACTTGTTCAAAATAATTGCAATAAGACGAAGAAACAATTTCTTCTTATTCAATTCCACATCATAATATTTCATTTGTTTGGGAAACATTTTTTTCAAATAAAATACTTTTTGTTCCTTTGTCAGAGGATTTTTTTCTGGATCTACTGAATGACTTACAAGAACAAATGTGTCACTATTTCTACCACCTTTTCTCTTCGCAACAGAAATGAGTGCATCCAACAGTTTTCCGTGGCCAATCGTTGGAGGATTGAATCTTCCCCAACAAAATACTGCTGTCTTTAAATCTTTTGCCATTACTTATCCCAACTCTTTGCAACAGTGAAATTATTAAGTGAAAAAGTAAGTCTATCAACCAATTTGACTGCATTGCCTTTCATGGTATCGATTGCTACAAACCCTTCGGGTGTAGTAACATCATATCCCGAATCAGTTTTAATAAAAGTTTTTGTCATTCCTTTAATCTTTTCCAATTTACGAACAATCAACATTTTTGCATCGATGAGTAGATTTTGCATTTCAAATATTTTAACCAACTGAGATGAATTACTTCTCAAAAATTTCACATGACTATCCATTTCTTCCTGTTTTATCTTCTTCATTTTATCTGTCTTCACTCTATCTACATCATGTTTCAATCTATCATAAGCACTTGCAATCGTTCCGGCTGCATGTTTTCTTGGCTTTGTAATTCTCTGTCCTTGTCTTATCATTTTGTTTGCATATGTCTTTATCAAAATTCCAATGCGTTCTTCTTTTGCTATTGTATCAAGAACATCTTTCTTTAACTCATGAAACTTCGTTCCTGCCTGACTGAGAATTTTCGTTACTTCTTCTGTTTCCTTTTTTGTCATAGTAGAAGAACCAGAAGTATCTGTAAACGATGCATCTGCTTGCCAGACCGACTTTGTTTCCTTGAATGCACTATCTGAAACTCCGAAAGAGGCTTTCATACCTTCCATCGTATCACCACTATAAGTAGTGTGCCAGATGAGTCCCATTTTAGATGATTTGATTTTTGAGGCGAGTTGTGAATTTTGTGGAACTGCATAAACGATTGTGTTTGGTTGGAATATAATATACGATTCATCATCAATTGTTTTAGTTTGTAGATCATCTTTCGTGTACATTATATCACCTTGTAAGATCCCCTTGATGCCCACCTTTGAAAGTTCATCCAACGAAACATGGAGTTTGTCAGCAAGACCACCAGAATGATTTCTATCAATATCATCATGTGTATAATTTACTTTCTTGGCACCACCCATCTTGAAAATTCCTTTGGTTCCCACAAAGAACTTTTTATTCTCTGGATTGGTTCCTGCAAAGACTGCTGGAGCACCATCCCACTTGACAGTTATATTAACACCCGAACTGGCATTCCCTGCTAACATATCTCGTAAAGATTGTAAGAAGTTAATCGCACCTCTAGTTCCATTGATGCCATTATTCAGAACTTCATCTTCTAGATGTTCTAGATGAAGGTTCTTTCCTTCTTTTGCTTCTGCAATATATTGTTTAAATCGTAGCATCATTATTTCTCAAATAGTCTGTAATCAATTGCTAATTCTCCCGATGATACTCCAAAATATTTCTGTAAATCTTTAAAATCTCTTGTAAAATTTT